TTATGGGTGGTAAACAGATTCAAGACTCACCAGAGTTTGGTGCAAGAATTAAAGAAACTTATGATGCAGCCAAAGGACCAGGTAAAGGTCAAGAGATGGTTGATGCATTAAAATCACCAGGTGCTAGAAAATCATATAAGATTATAGAAGATCAATTAGGTGTAAAACTTTATGGTGATGAAAGTTTTGAAGAGATATTAGAAATACAAAGAACAGGTAAGCACCCAAGAGGTGAACCAAGTGCAAAACGTTTAAAAGAAGAATTAATGAAAACAGATAATCCATTTTCTGATTTAGTTAAGACAACTGAAAAAGGACCTAAGAGTGTTCAACAAAGAAGAAAAGAAGCAGAGGAAGCTTTAAAAAATAAAAACGTTGTACCATTCAAAGATCCAGAAGGAAAAGCAGACGGTGGTCGTATTGGTCTAAAAGCTGGTATGACACGTAGAGCATTTATGAAATTAATGGGAGCAGCTGGTGCAGGTATTGGTGCAGCTAAAACTGGATTAATGACTTTAGGAAAAAACATTGAACCAGTTGCAGAGACAGTAAAAGAAACTGTAACTAAAGCACCTGAATATTTTTTCGCGTTGATGGATAAGATTAGAAGATTTGGTAAATCTGTTGATGATGTAACAGCAGACCCTAGAGTTGAAAGAACTTATGTCTATAAAGATTATGAGTTAAAAGAAAATGCATTTGGTGAGCCGGGCGAAATGATTATAACTAAAAAAACTGATATGGGTCCTAATGGTTACAAAGAAGAATCTATGAGATATAAAAAAGGTGGAGCTACAGAAGATGGAATGGTAGCAGATGAGTATGAAGAACTTACTCTTAGACCAGATAGAGAAGGTAAATTAAAAGATGTTGAAGAAGGTATTGATGATGCTTCAGAAATTATCAAAGAAGCAACAGGTGATGCACCACCAATTAAAAAAGCTGCAGGTGGACTTGCGTATATGTTAGGTGAATAATGACCCTAGGATTAAAAGCATACAGAATTATGATGGGTCATCTGACTCGAAAAACACCTGATAAAAAAATATCAGATCTTATTAATACTGGTAAATTAAAAACAGCAGACGAAGTTTCACAACCACCAATCAGACAAGACGTAGAACAAACAGAAGCATTTAACGAGTTTAACAAACGTAATCCAAAAGCTGATGGTGGACGAATGGAATACTCTAAAGGAAATAGAGTATCCGTAGAAAATGTTCCTAATCTTTTTACTATTACTCACACTGATGGAAAAAAAATGTATGAAGCAGGAGTAATAAGTAAAAACACTGATTTAGGTCCAGCGTTAAAAAGAAGATTTCCTTTTACTAAACAAGGAAAAGAAGACGCTATTAATGCCATTAAAACACATAAAGAAAAATATCCTAACATTAGTAAAAAAACTTTATATAAAGGACAAACTACAATTCAAAAAGGTAAAGATGGTATTTTAAAATATCAAAGAAAAAACCAACCTACAAAATACTATGACCCTAAAAAATATGGTTCCGAAGTTAAAGCTTTTGCAGCTGCAAAAAAAGATGTAGAAGCGGCTCAGGTAGCTAAAAAAACATCTGCTGTCAAAAATGTAGATGTTAAAGAAATAAAAAAACTTCGTAATGAAAATTTATCTGTTCAAAAAATAGCAAATAAATTAGGTGTGGATCAAAGATTAATAAGAGATCGACTTGAAAAAGAAGGAATGTATGTAAAAAAACCAATAAACGTTAGAACAATTCTACCAGAAACTCAAAAAGATATTAAAGCTAAATATTCTTCAGTTAAAAATTGGGACTTTAATAAATATACATATGGAGTTTCTCCAACTGCAGATATTAGACTATATGATAGAATAAGAGATTTTGTAGATGAACCTAAACCTTATGAAATAGCAGGAGATTTTTCTAAAGCCGAAGGTTGGTTGGCCTCTCAAATGAATAGATCTTATAAATTAGGAAACCCAGACTATAAACCTATTAAAGCAATGGTTAATAATAAAAATAAAATTGTTGGATTTATAGACAATACTAAATTTGGTGGTGGTAAAAAATATATTGTTAATGAAAGATTTATAAAAGGTAAAAATGCAGACGCGGTTTTATTTTCTGATCACGTAGATTATAATAACACTGCAAAATTTATAGATATTTCAAAAAAAGCAAAATTACCTGTTCAAGGAACTTTAAAAGAATTATTAAAAAATGAAGGTGTGGATACAACTAGAATATCTCTTTCTGATTTATTTAAAACTATGAAAAATAAAGTAGGTTATGATGGTGTTAAAAATGCTTTAGAAAAACATCATATATCAGGAGTTAAAAATAGAGCCACAGGTAATTATCAATTATTAGATAGAGATCTAAATGCTTTAGCACGTGAGGTAAGTAAAGAAATAGAACAAGGAGATTTATCAAGAGTAGGTGAATTAAAAAAAAGAGGCGCAATGGTTGAAGTAGGTGGTAAACTTTATGGATCTGGTCCTAAAACTCCTGAAGGTCAATTCAAAAGATTCGAAAAACAAGTTACAGATTTTTTTAAAGACTCACCAAGATCAAAAGAAATAATTAATATGTTAAAATCTCCTCAGTTTGCTTCAAAAATTCCTTTAGTAACAGATTTATTTAATATGGCTGCAAGTATACCTGGAGATTTAAAAAAGAAATCATATTTAAAAGCTGGATTTAAATCTTTAGGTATTGCCGCAGCACCTTTAGTTGTGTACGATACTTATAAAGCTTTTGAACAAGGTAAACCTTTTCTTGAAGCAATAGAACAAGGTTTTGTTGGAACAGATTTAATTGGTGGTACAAAAAGAATTTTATCACTTACACCCGAAGAAAGAACTGCGAGAAGTGTTGTTAAACAAGATGCATTAAAAGATTTAAACGTAGACATGCCTATGGGTTTTGGTTTTGTAGAAGGCCCAACACCAAAAACAAATATGAGTTTAGAAGAAGCAAAACAAAAAATGGATGCAGGAATACAAAGAGTAAAAGAAGAAGAAGCAAAGAAAAATTTATTAAGATCACAGAATATGGGTTTTGGAACACCTGTAATGGCTGATCAATTTTTAGTAAATGGTGGTATAGTAGGTATAAAGTCAGGCCCACCACCAGAAAAAGGACCTAACTCACAAGGGTTGCCTTCGTTAATTAAACGTGTTAAGAAACTTTAGGAGTATAAATGGCAGATATAGATAAAGGACTCCCGAACACAAGAGCTGAAGTAGAGATCAAACCAGAAGATATCGCTGACGTTAATGTTCAGGAAACAGTAGAACAAAATCCAGTAGAAGTTACACCAGAAGAAGATGGTGGTGTTACATTAAATTTTGAGCCAGGTGCAATCAATGTACCGGGTACAGAATCTCATTTTGATAATTTAGCAGATATTTTACCAGATGAAATTTTATCACCAATTGGTTCGGATTTAGTTACAAATTATTTAGATTATAAATCATCAAGAAAAGAATGGGAACAATCTTACACACAAGGTTTAGATCTTCTAGG